TGTCACTATTACTACCCCAAGTGCCGGACAAATATTAAAATACAACGGCTCGCAATGGATCAATGATGCTGATGCTACCGCTGGCGGCGCTGGCGCTGGCACAGTTACTACTGTAAGTGTTGCNNNTGCAAATGGATTTACNGGCACTGTGGCCACTGCCAGNTCAACTCCTGCAATCACAATCACAACCAGTATCACTGGTGTGTTGAAAGGCAATGGCACTGCCATATCAGCCGCTACTGCTGGCACTGACTACCAAGCACCTATTACTCTGACCACTATTGGTTCAAGCGGTGCCGCCACATTCAGTGCTAACACCTTGAACATACCGCAGTATGTAGGAAATGTAGTTGGCCCAGCCACAGCAACAGACAATGCAATCACAAGATTTGATGCTACCACAGGAAAATTACTGCAAAATTCTCTAGTGACAATTACGGATCTTGGAGCAATTNTTGCACCAATTGCAGGTAGTGTTATTCCTTTCCATTATGATAATCAGGCAGCATTTCCAAGTGCCACNACTTATCACGGAGCCATAGCACATAGCCATTCAGATGGAAAAATGTATTTTGCACACAACGGCGCTTGGTTAGCACTGGCCAATGCCAGTGATGTTCCGGCAGCATATTCTGCTACCAGCATCAATGCTTTAAGTGATGTTGACACATCCAGTGCNACACCCACAAACGGNCAAGTATTAACTTGGCAAACTAGTACAAGTCAGTGGATTCCAAGTACAGTTGCAAGTGGTNGCGGCAGTGGTACGGTGACATCAACAAGTGTGGTCAGTGCAAATGGATTTACTGGAACAGTGGCAACCAGCACCACAACTCCTGCTATCACAATTGCAACCAGCATCACTGGCATATTAAAAGGCAATGCTACTGCTATATCAGCTGCCACAGCAGGTACTGATTATCAAGCACCTATCACATTAACCACAACTGGATCCAGCGGTGCTGCCACGTTTACCAGCAACACTTTAAATATACCACAGTATGCAGGTAGCGGTATATCATGGTCAATATCAGCCAGTGACAGCACTAATTACACATTCAGTGGACCCGGTATAGAGTCAGGCAATACCACTGATCCTGTACTTTACCTCTATAAAGGATTCACCTACACGTTTGTCAATACCACAGGCGGTACCCACCCATTTGCAATCAGAGTCAGCAATGGTGGCAGTGCTTATACCTCTGGTGTCAGCGGCAGTCAAACTGGCACCCAGACATTTATAGTGCCTATGAATGCCCCTTCAACCCTGTATTATCAGTGTACATTACACAGCGGTATGGGCAACGTTATCAATATAGTGTAACAAATAGTGTAACTACATGCAAAAATTTAACAGACAGTTGACAATAAACTACCACATTATACAAACGAATAAATACATGATAAAGAGAGATTGATATGCAGACTAAAGACGCAACTGGAATTCATATAGAAGGTCATATTAAGATTTATGACCCTGTTTCCGCTGAAGTTTATATTGATAAACGCAATGCAATTCACTACGAAAATATCAGTATTGCCCTAGCAGAAAGTATGGCTAACAGTGGCCAGGGCTTTATCTATAAAATGGCATTTGGTAATGGCGGAACAGCTATTGATCCAACAGGGATTATCACTTATCTAACACCAAACAGCAGTGGTACAAATGCCAGCCTTTATAATCAAACGTATGCTAAAGTCGTGAACAACAACTCAAGTACAAACACTGATCCAACAAGAAATTTCATTGAAAGTCGTCACGTAACTGGTACTAATTATACTGATATATTTGTCACTTGTCTTTTAGATTACGGCGAGCCCAGCGGACAAAGTGCATTTGATACTGCAACCAACACCGAAAGTACTTTTGTATTTGATGAACTTGGTTTACAAAGTTATAAATCAGACGGATCAACACTGTTGTTAACACATGTGATTTTTCATCCTGTGTTAAAAAGTTTAAATCGTTTAATTCAAATAGATTACACAGTGCGTATACAGAGCCTAACCGGTTTGGTAGGAGTGTAAACAATGACTTATCAAGTTACTTTTACAGAATCAAATAATCCTGCAAAACAACCATTAACTGTTCAAGATCAAAGTCTTAATAACCAAACTAGTTTGACGTTTGTGGGACGTAACTATGCAGGTTATGGTTCTATTATTGCTAATGATTTTTTACATTTACTAGAAAATTTTGCAAACAGCACAGCACCTAATAATCCTGTACAAGGACAACTATGGTACGACACAAGTGTAAGCACACTTAAAGTATACGATGGCACAATTTGGAATAATTCAGGATCGTTGAAAAAAGCATCAAGTGCCCCAGCAGTTGCTAATAGTTTGCAAGGGGATTTGTGGGTAGACACTGCAAATAGTCAGTTATACTTGTTTTCAGGATCTAACTGGTTGTTAGTNGGTCCACAGTTTGCACAAGGATCGTTAACCGGCCCTGTGGTTGAAAGTATCATAGACACCAACAATATTACACACAGCGTAATTAGTTTGTATGCATCCACCGCACCATCTGGAACAAGTTATCCTATCTCAATCATTAGCAAAGATACATTCACACCTAAGTTATCAATTCAAGGATTCACAACAATAAATCAGGGTGTAAATTTAAGTCAGATTGATAATACAACAACTGGAAATTTATCAAGATTTCACGGAACAGCAACATCAGCAGATGGATTACTAATTGGAACTAATGTAATTTCTTCTGCAAATTTTTTAAGATCTGATGCATCTAGTGTNACTAATTTTCCGCTAAGTGTTCGATCAAACGGCGGCATCAGCGTTGGTAGTGATTTAAGTTTTAACATAGGAACTAGTGGCAACTCCACTGTATTTTATTCTAAAAATAGTGGTAACAGTATCAATTTTAGTTTGAACAACAACGGAGTAACTCAATCAGTTATCTATCTAGATGCAACCGGCAAAGTGGGAATTGGTCCAAACAACACGTCTCCTGTTTCTACTCTAGATGTTTCTGGCTTAATTACAGTAAGTACAGGCTTAGATGTTACAGGAACAACAAATTCTGTGTACACTCCAACAACTGTTTGGAGCAGTGTAACTGGAAGTATTAAGACAAGAGGTGGCCTGTCGGTTGCTTTGAATTCNAATTTTGGCGGAACAGTTTCTGCTTACGGAAATATTTTAGTTAATAATTTAATCAGTGGNAATCCCAGTGCNGGAGCANTTATGTTGCCAGGCTCAGACTCAGCAGATGGGTTATACGACATTGGCAGTGCTACAAGAAAATTTAGAAATATATATGCTCAAAACTTTGTAGGAACATTTAATGGTTCCTTTACTGGATCACTCGCAGGTAGTGTAAACGGCTCTGCCGCTAAATTATCTAGCCCAACAGCATTTAGTATGGTGGGTGACGTTCTAAGTAATATTGTTAGTTTTGATGGCCAAAGTGCAAACGGTACTGCGGTATTTTCAACCACAATTAGTTCAAACTTAATTACCAACAAACCCTCAGCAACTGATTCTAATTTAACAGATGAATTTTTAGTATTTAGACCTGGTACTGGATTGTTAAACATGACTAAGCAAACATTACTTAATCATGTGGCCACAGTTCCACCAGGCGTTATTATGCCATTTGCAGGAACTATAGTTCCAACAGGTTACTTACTATGTGATGGCAGTGAAGTTCGAATTTCTGTTTATCCCACATTGTTTGCAATAATCGGATACACTTACAAAGCGGCATCACTGTTAAACGGCCAAAGTTCTTTTGCACTTCCTGATCTACGAGGAAGATTTCCGTTAGGCCGTGACAACATGGATAATAGTTTAACAGTTCCATACAAAGACGGGTCGGGAACCTTAGTTGATGCNGGCGGCGGCCCAGCTGACAGGGTAACGGATGTNACAGCAGATNTAGTTGGATCAGGAACTGGAGTTCAACAAGTAACTCTTTCAGTATCAAACATTCCAGATCATAAACATAATCTTAGTAGNGCCAGTGCTCAATATTATGCTGCCGGAATACCAAATGCTGGTTCGGATCCAAATGCAATTGCAGGATTAGGATTGCCAGCTTCTAGTACTGGATCAGGATTGCCAAACAGCGGTAGTGTAATTTCATCCACAACGGGTCAGCCAGTCAGTGTTATGAATCCATATCAAACTATTAATTACATTATCTTTACTGGGGTTATATAATGAGTTATACAATATCTAAGTCAGACGGCTCGGCGTTAACTAGTGTAGTGGATGGATCAATAGATCAATTATCCACGGATTTAACATTAATAGGTAAAAATTCAACTGGTTTCGGAGTTTTTATTAACGATAATTTTGTTAAATTGTTAGAAAACTTTTCTAATTCTTCCCAACCTAACTACCCACTCAAAGGGCAATTATGGTTTGACACTACTGAAAATCGTCTTAAAGTTTACAATGGCGCACAATTTGTAGTAAGCGGTGGCACAATTGTTTCATCAACTGCACCAAGCGGAATTGCATCTGGAGATTTGTGGATTGATCCAGTGCGTCAACAATTATATTTTAATGACGGACTAACAACAATATTAGCAGGACCGTTGTATACTGCGGATCAAGGCATCACTGGATTTACAGTTGAGAATATTTTAGATTCAAACGACATACAGCATACTATTGTGTATTTGTTTGTTGCTCAAACATTGTTGGGTATTTTTAGCAAAGATACATTTACACCTAAAAGTCCAATAGCTGGAATTTCTGGAACAATTAAGGTTGGTTTTACAGCAACTTCGTTATCTGGCATGGCGTTTAATGTTACTGCATCGCAAGCTCAAAATTTAATAGCCGCAGACGGCACTTTAAAAACTCCAGAATCGTTTGTATCAACAACTGACAGTTCTCAATCTACTGGTACATTGTCAATTCAGAATCTTACACCTTTGATATTAGGACCNAATGCCAACACAGAAATAAATGTTACTTCTTCACTGTTTAAAGTCAAGTCAAATGCCACCAATCAAAATTTTCAAATACAACTTCTTGGCAGCGGCGGAGTACAATATCCGCTATACATAAATGCATCAACTCAAAATTTTGGAATCTACACAGATTCTCCGACATCAACTTTGGATGTTAACGGTAATGCACGTATTAGGGGAGATCTAACAGTTGAAGGAACAACCACTACTGTAAATTCTACGGTTCTTACTATTGACGATAAAAATATTGAATTGGGGTCAATTGCCACTCCAACAAACTCAACTGCTGACGGCGGTGGCATTACCTTAAAAGGCACTACTGACAAAACATTTAATTGGGTAAATTCCACAGCTTCTTGGACAAGTTCAGAACATGTAAATTTAGTCAGCGGAAAAACTTTTAAAATAAACGGATTTGATGTAATATCAAATAACATGTTGGGAACAGGTATTATATCTGCGCCAGGCTTGACCAGTATAGGAACACTGACATCACTACAAGTATCAAATATTGGTGTCTCTGGAAATACTATTAGCTATGTTAATGTAGTTAATCCAAACGGCGATGTTATCCTAGATCCCAAAGGAACTGGGTCTGTTAATGTTAGCAACTCAACAATTATCAATCTAGCAACGCCAGTTAACACTACTGATGCTACTAATAAAGACTATGTGGACACTTTAGTTAAAACAATCCCATTAGCAATTGCGTTAACTATTGGTGCAAGATCAAATACACAAATTGCCGCAGATTTTTTATCTAAAATATTTCCTAGTACCGAACATTTAAACACTTCAATAGTTAGAGTTTTTGTAACAGATGATTCTTCGATAAGACAGTTTGCTTTGCAATCAGGCACATGGACCTGGCAGGCAAATCTGTAAGCAATAAATATTGAATACTAAAAGAGAGCGATATGTCATACACCATAAACAGATTTAACGGAGATCAAATAGCAGTAGTGCCTGATGGCACTATTAACACAGTGACCGATATTACTTTAATTGGTAAGAATTATGCTGGCTATGGAGAAAAGCAAAATGAAAATTTTGTATACTTATTAGATAATTTTAGCAAAACATCTCCACCAACAAAACCGTTAGACGGACAACTATGGTATAATGCAACCACTGGTGTGTTAAAAATCAATGTGTACGATGGTACTAATTGGAAATCCTTAGCAGTTACCAATGTTACAACAAGTACCAATCAAACAACTCCCAGCACAGTCACCACTGGCGACATGTGGTATGACCAAGTAACTGATCAATTAAAAATATTTAACGGCACAAGTTACACTCTAGTTGGGCCTGAGTCCGTGTTTGGCTACGGTCAAACACAAATGCATAGTGTTAAAGTCAAAGACACTGTAAACAACTATCATGCAGTACAATTTGGATACTCAAACGGTAATATTATTTTTGCAGTAAGCAA